TCGTCCTCTATCTCCTTCATACGTTGGTCAAACAACATCTGCTTGATATTGACATTGGTCATGTCACCAAAAGATTGTGTCCCCACAAAGTAACCGAACATGACTAAATTCATCATTAAGTCGTCATGGTTACCGTCAGAGGCTTCGTATGATGTTCCTTTGGAAACAAAGGTGGACACTTCCATAATAGTGTTTTCATCAACAATATCGAGTTTATGGTTCTCGATGATATCCTTGATTGAGGAACATCCCATCCTTTTTACTTTTCTGTCCATGCGGATACCGATAGCATCTGCTTTGATTGCAGACTCTAGGTGAATGTTCTCATATTCCAAATCTTGATATAGGCCCACGCACACGACCATACCTTGGTCATTGTTCTCAATAACAACATACGCTTCGTTATATACGTTAGCATATTTGTAAATCATGTTTGGATATAATATTGGGGATATCCTGTTGTTCCTGTACACACATACCTGTTTAAACGGTTGCACCGAAACATCGATTATGTTAAATGTTGAATAATCCTGTCCTCGACCTTGACAGACATCGACAGTCATGATATACTGATGCTCTAGTATCGGTTCTTCATAAACTAATAAGTCCCCACCTTCTAGTCTACGTTTTGGTTCTCTAGCACGTAAGTCAAGAAGCACTTGACCCTCAATAAGAGTATTACCAGTACCAAAGAAAGTATTACCAAACTCTTGGTCAAACTGCAACTGTGACGTATTTGCAATCGTCTGAGCTTTCCACTTCTCATCTCTGCCAGGCACATCCCACCAGTCTACACGGAAGGGTTTATACTCATTAACCTTCTGTACCGCACCTTCCCATATCTTCTGATATGTGTTACCAATACCGTTCGCAGTACTTGTTATGATAACTTTTGTATCTTTACCAGATGAGATTACTGGGTATGTTGATGTGTAGAACTCTGCCGCATTCTCTACGAAAGCAAACTCATCTAGGAACAGTAGGTTAACCGACATACCACGAATAGACGAACCGGAGGTCGCTGCAGCGATGATACGCGAGTTATTGGAGAACTCTATAGACCCTTTGTTGAGTGCCTTACATCCCGGCTGGAGAAAGAATGGAAGGTTCTCTAACATCAAGGTTACACGTGAAAGCATCTCACGCGCAGTTGCACCTTTGTTAGCAAGGATTGCAATTGTCTTCTCTGGATGAAACAGGGAATACCATAAAAGGTATCCCACGGATGAAATAGACTTACCTGACTGTCGACATGCGAGAACGATAGAGAATCTATTATCATTGAAATGTTCGAACATCTCTTCCTGATAATCATACAACTTGAATGGTACTAGACCTTTATCTAGGTGCACAACCTTAACATACTTCCTACAGAAATATGCGGGATCTTTCATACACTTCTGATATTCCCTGAGTTTCTTTTTGTCCCAATCCTCGGAAACGCCGTCACGTTTAACCTGTGGGTTTCCGAGATAACTGTTCTTGGTATATGAACTCATCTTATGAAGACCTGTAGAGACTTTCTTTTAGGAGCATCATGTCTTGTTGCTGTAACGGCATGAATTATCTTACCTTTTTGAAATACCGCCATACCTAAATCTGGTCTAATAGCCGTGGTCAGTTTGTCACCGTCCAATCGGAAAACAAAATATCCACCGTAGTTATCGTTCCAGTTATCGTTTAAGTAGAATGATGCAGATGCTGAATATGCACGGTCAGTGTGCCAGTTCAGAGCAAACTCCCCTTCACCCTCATAATACATTACAAGATAGTCTTCATAATTGTTGCTAGACCCAATCGTAGAAATGCACTTGTCCGCTAACAGTTTGACCAAGGAGGGGTCTGATACTGGGTGTGTATTAGTATAACCACCCACACCATCTATCAACTCTTTTGGCCAAGAGTCGTTCCTTAGTGGTGTTGGGGACAATTCGACATTTTTATTCATGTGCGATATAATTCTCTTATATTCCGCATCGGTGAATGTATCGTCTGTTATCTTTACCAACTGGGTTTTATTTTTCCTACGTGATATTATCTTCATCATCATCGCTTTGATCAATAGTTTTTTCATCTCCCAACAGCATACGCTGAAGGTCTGTAGTGGAACCAACGAATAGATTATTAGTAGTTGAAGATTCTGGAGGTTTGTCTTCTTTGGTAAGCTCTTTCTGCTTTTTGTTGAGATCCATCAGTTTATCGTTGACATCTGCGATGCCTTTAATCATACCAGATAGAACCTCAAACGCACGAGGATGTTCACTCTCACGTGCGACTTCAATCATGAGTTCTAGGGACTCACGACCTTTCTCAATTAGGTCATAGTATGTATCACGAGAATATTCATAGTCTTGTTCATGCACAAAATTCCGTTTCTGCTCATCATCGAGGATGGCAGGCGGGTTGCTCGAATCATTCATAATGTATTTCCTAATTATTCTGGGAAAATTATCTCGGTGTTGAAACCGTAATCACCGTCCGGACTTACGTCTATAGGGTCTGGAGTGGTATTTATGGTTTCTATAAGAAGCTCTTCTCCCTCGGTCTCTGTCAAAAAGTTTAGGTTTGTATTGACTTCACGAATCACCGGCCCTTTGAGTTCTGGCCCATAGAAGTTAACTTTCATCTCGAAAGTGAGAGTATATATGATGGTGCGTCTTTGTTCTACAGGGCCTTCGAAGTCATCTTGAAAATCTAATCCCGTCAATACTATTGGCACATCTTCTTTAATGCTTGGTTCATCCGCAAAAGGTTTGACAGTCAAGGTATATTGAGGAGCAAAATATGGTAAGATTTGTTCTACTACTTGTAGAGCATCATCCTGAGACTTTGCATAAACTGACAAGGAGAACCCGACATTATACGGAACACCAACGTAAGTTTTTCGTTGAACCGTATTGTCTGTGGTGACAACATTAGTGAAACTGTTCACTTTAGGTAATTGACGTGTTGCGTCATATGCAATAGAGTTTATCTCGAACGACATACGTGGAAGTTTAATAGCAACTCTGCGTTCTGCTTCCTCTCCGTTAGACATTTCTTCTAACCGCTCTATGAAAGACCTTTTAGGTGCATATGATAGAGGCACCTTGACCTGTGATAACACCTTACCCGCTGAGTCTGTTCTCAAAACATGTAAGTTATTAAACATTGAACCGAACACTGCAACGCAAGTGCGGACACGTTTATGATAAAAGTGACTTCCCATCATTATGATATGTCTCCGAATGGATTGGACTCAGAGAAGTCCACAAAATCATTAGCGAAATCATCAAACACTTTATTCTGTGAAAGTGGTTGGATTTCATTTACACCTTCGTCCAAAGATGCTGGAGTGAGGGATGCGTTATTTCCTACGACTGCTCGGTCTGTTGACCAAACATGATAATTACCGTCATCAGCTCCAGTGTGTGCAATTTTGAGCAAACGAGTTTCGCTGTTGAAGTAGGTAACCTCACCTTCGAGAACATAATCGTCAAACGTCTGAGTTACGGTTTCGCCTGGCGTATAGTAGGATTCACTTCCCGACGACTCCATAATAAGTTCGTATTGGAATGCGTGTTCTTCTTCAACCCTGTCGATAGCATCTATGTTAGTATCAAAGTCTTCGTCCGAGAACTCGAATAACTCACACTGCATACGGAACTGAGGTAGTTGGGATAACTGATAGAAAGGAGACTCGGTCTCAACCTTCTTGACCTCGAATAGAGATTCGGACAACGGAAGATAGATTACATCACCCTCTCTTGGTCGGAACTGATTGTCCGCAAGACGGTCACCGACTAGTTCTCTCCATCGTCGGCGAGCAATAACAAAGGTCGCTTGGTCTCGGAGTTCGATACCAAACTTAGTGAACAGGTCTCCTTCACCGTCAAAGGATTCAGTGTTTTCAATATACACTTCTACTTTATAGGCATCAGAGAACTGGGACTGGATACTGTCTAGGAAGATTTCTTCTCTTTCAACAATCTCTCTCGGCAGGTAATATACATCCTGTCCATAGAATTGGATTGCTTCAATCAGAATGTCTTCGTAAAGATTCTGCTCCGGTCTGTGTTTTGTACTAATATATGGATTGGTAGCCATCACTTACCCCATGAAGAACATAGGCCCTTCATCTTCTTCGTTACGGAATTTTTCCATGAGTCTCTCAATGTCCGCAAGGGCATCTTCATAGATTAAACGTGCGTTGACCGTAACACCGCCAGGCAATGTCATACCGTCAAATTTAATTAGGTTGGTACCCCACTGACGTTTAATCAGTGCGGTTGCATATTCTTTTAAAAACTTGTGATTCCAGAGAGAGTTGTATTCGGTTATACCACTATCTGGGTCACGTATGGCATAAACTTCAAATATTATAAAGTCATCTACATTTAGATTATTTTTAGAAATATGTAGGTTTATACGATTATACTGTCGGTCAAATGTAATTTGTGGATAACCACCCAGTTTCATGTCGAGTAGAGATAGCTGTTGTTGCATTTGTTCGTAATGTGCAAGATCTCCTAGTAGACCACCACCATTAGCAAAGTCACTAATAGTGTGGGACATGAACTGCCACGAGTCACTGAACCACCCCGAATGTGCATTACTAAAACTCATCGGTATCATGCGAACTACTGCGGTGAGATCCAAGTCATCACTGAAGTCCACATATTGATTATCGACATCTGTCTGAGTCAATTGATGTTTCAGGTAGTATCTCTTAGACCCGTCCGGATGATTTTCACGAAACCACTGTAACGCCTCGTCTATACGATCGTCTAGTTGTTCTTCGTCTATATTGACTTCAACTACCGGATGCCCCAAGGCACGTAGGCAGTAATCTATCAATTCTTCTCTACTTGTTGAATACATGACTATAGTCCAATATTGGTTACGTACTATTTATACGTTT